CAGCCATCGCCAGAGCCATAGCCATAGCCAGAGCCAGAGCCACAGCCATCGCCACAGCCAGAGCCACAGCCAGAGCCACAGCCATAGCCATCGCCAGAGCCAATACTTAGAAACTGCTTTATTCTATCTTCCATTACCTTGCCCATACCGGTACACTTTCAATAGATTTTACAGCTTCATCCGAACACGGGATAATTTCAATCACATCCAGGATCTCTATCTCTGGAACCGTAACTGTGAATTTGCATTCATGTGGGTTAGTTGTACCATTAACTGCTAATTGAGATATACTAGCAGCACCATCCCAATACCACAATCTACGACAATTTGCGAGCTTAACCTCTCTACCATTTCTTTCTACTAACTCTCCGAAAAATACACCGGAGCGATCTCCTCTTACAATTACTTTTTTCATAACTATATATATTATTAAAGTGGTTAATCGAAAATAAAGCGTCTATTTTCACAAAACGACGGTTATTTGAAATTCTTTAAAATCTCTAAAGCCTTTTTCTTATGAATCATAATTTTACGGCCTTCCTGAATAATAGCTTTATCTATTTTACCGCTCAATTTGAGATTTTTAGCAGCACAAATAGAACAGTTCAATAAAGAAGCAAGTCCTTTATATCCATATACATACTCTTCCTCCTCAACTATCTGAGGTTTTGGTACTAAGCTTTCAAATAAATTTTTAAATTCTCCAACTGTTAGTTTAAAGAGGGGGGTATCATCTAATATTCTTTCAACTCCAATCATTTCTATATCCTCCTATCTTTTGATTGAACTTCTTTATAACTTCTCTCTAGTAACATTACTATAGTGAGAACTACCATTATAGCGGCTGATATAGTTTCTTTGATGGTTATTTCCAATTGCGTTGCTAAATGCATAGACATCCCTAGAGCAATAACCGCAATCACATTTTGTATTTTATGAATTGTTTTCATAGAATCTATTTTTATAGTTAATATTAGACAGCAAATAGTTATTATACTCTTCTTGCTCTTACAGAAGTTTCCACCGTTGTTCTCCTACTTCTTCTCATGTCGCCTTGCTCATGAAAAAGAGAAAAGGAAAATATACCAATAAATATCCAAGCCGTAGATGCACGTACAACAGGGGAAAAATCAAAAGTAAATTCAATTCCTGAAATCCTTTCATAGAACCTACGACATAACTGCCTTCCATTTTTGACATTAAGAACCTGAAAAGCTTTTTGTAACTGGTTATTGATAGTACTAGATGCCCGACATTTTATTTCAGCAATTTCTTCTTTTTCTAATCCTGAAATATACATCTGGGTGGTCAGTTCACATTCAGGAGTAAGTTCAGTCAATACTCTTTGCATGGTTATCAAATATTACTTTAGTCTAATAATAGAAGTATATCCGGGATTTGCGGTTTCTGAAACCCGAAACATCAAATCTATATTTGACTTTAATTTTTTAGTTAATCGAGCATCACGATTTCTACGTGCAGCTTCTGATTTTATTCCTGTATGTCGGGATTTATCATAGGGAACTTTATAGATATCCCCTACTTTCATTTTATCAAACAGTTTACTCGTCTGATAGCTTTCGTCAACTACAATTTCTTTTTCCATAAGATTAATTATTTGATTATTATTGTGAATAAGCCCGGATTCGAACCGGGATTTGCAAGATTTCGTTTGTACGTTTCAATTGTGGTTCTGACTTCTCCGATCGTCTTTCCTGCTTCGAGGCTAGCCAGCCGTATTATCAAACTAAGCGTCTACCAATTCCGCCACTTATCCTTATTAAAAAGTGCACTATCTTCGCAGACCGTACACTATACAACCACACAAATAAAAAATAAAACACTACATAAAAGTGCCCTACCCGATTCTCGCTATCGGATACCGTTCAATCCGTCAGTAGGGCTATATATACACACTAATAGTGTGATGATCTTTAACTTATCGACTGCTGCTGTCTTAGGCTCATATCATCGCCATCGATTGCTTATACAGTTTATTATTCTCCGCCTCGGCTATAATGCTTATTAGCGCAGGCTACTTTAACGTGCCCTGAACACGGCTTCATTTTTGAGGGTTAAGCCTCCCATCCCGAATTAGGATTCATCGGTTTACCGTTGTGCTCTGAAAGCGTTTCGCTCGCTTCTTCCGTAGGTCCTAACCTAACAGAGATTCGTAAAATTTTATACTTTCCAAAAAGGAATCTATAATTTCACTTTTAGTTTTATTACTTTTCGCCAATTTCCTAACAGTGGATTCATCATAAGTTTCTAAGTCTTTCACATATTTACGAAGAAAGACTAATTGATTATTTATATATTCTATATCCATAATTACCTCCAAGAACTATCACGATTTATATAATCAGCATGATTTCCGGTAAAGAACGCTTTCAATACATTACCTTCTTTTTTAGGAAACTCCGGCTTATATGACTTCTTTTCCTCTTCAATCTCTCTATATTCTCTCTGTTGTCTCTTTGCCAAGAACCAAGCCTGTTTCAATGCTTCACTCAAAGAGATACGACGATACGCCTTCAAGATGTGAGCGTGTTTCATTATCTCACTGTTATTGAATTTACCGTTTTCTGTTAAGAATGTAAATGCGTTCATAATCGTATCTTTTTAATTTTAATATAAATGTACTATTGCGAATCATTTCAAAGTTGCGTATCTTTGCGATGTTTCGATGATGCAAATATACAGATTTATTTTCAGCAATCAAGGATTTTACTGAATTTATTTCAGCATAAAACATTATTTAACTATTTCTTGAATTATACATTATTATATTATGAAACAGAAAGCTACTTTAATGATTAGCATTGCTTCCCTCATTATAAGCATTGCTTCTATTTGCCTGGTAAGTCTTAGATGTGAACCAATGAAAGCGGATTGGTTAGGAATACTTGTGGGTATATTAGCCTTTTGCACTACAATATTAATTGCTATAGTAGGAGGTGGTTTTTATTTTAATCATGAAATAATTAATAAAAAAATAAGAGACTTAGATAATAGATATGCAGACATCGCTTCTGACAGTTTATTTTATAATCATATAAATGATATTCAATTTTTTACATATCATAAATATGGGGAATATTTTAGTTCATTGAACGCCTGTATATCAGCATTAAAGCATAATTGTGATGAAGGTAAAAGAAGAATGTTTATAGAATACATAAATAATATCACAAAATCTTATCATATAGAAATGAATAAAAAGGATATTGTCATAATAATAGATGCTTTAAAAAGAATAAAACATATAGAAGGAATAGAAGAATTAATTGAACAACTTAATCAAATAAGCAAGAAGCTTTCTTAAAATAGTCTATTGCAATTAGTAATACAAAAATAAAATATCCAATAATAAATCCTATTAGAATTGATATATTACGGTTTTGTGATAAACAAGCTACCAAAGTAAATATGAGAATAAAAATACCGAAAAAAAACATAATATAAAGCACATATTCCCAATGCGATTTAATTTTTCTCATAATCAATTTGGATTAGCTGTTATTAATTGAAAATAAAAATATCCGCAATAGGTTGCAGCTACTACGGATACCATATATTAAACCTCTAACGAGGGAAGTTTAACCACTTTGTCTCTGTAACATCTGCAACTTGTTACGATGCAAAGATACAGAAATAAATTCAGTATGACAACAAAAGATAGATTAATAACATTTCTTGCATATATAAATATAAGTCAAGGAAAATTCGAAAAGGGGGTTGGTTTATCAACTGGTTTTGTTAATAATGTAGGAGACAGTATAAGAAAATCTACTCTTGATAAAATTTCCTCTGTATATCCTGAATTAAATACAGCATGGCTACTCACAGGCGTTGGAAATATGATAAATGAAAATAAAAACAACGTAGGAAGAGATAACTATGGTGTGCAAGGAAACGGTTCTCAAAATATTTCAGGCAACATGGTCAACGTAACTATGCCCGAATCCGGAACTCAAAAAATTATTAAGCCCACCGGTGAAGTTGAAATACAGCGACTAGACCCAAGCGACAAATCAAACTCGGGTGAGCTCGATAGGCTACAACAGCGTATCCAAGATTTGGAAAGAATCATATCTGAAAAAGACGCTACAATAAAGTCTAAGGATGATTTAATATGTGTTTTAAAAGATATGCTCAATAGGCAGTAAGTATTAGGTTTAGGTTATGTTTTATTTGTAAAATAATAGAACATGCAAAATACAAAAAAGTTGAATAAAACCAATATAGAAAGTAACAAATTATCATAATTTAAACGCAATAAGCAATAATAGGATACATTAATCAACAAAAATGCTATACATTAAAACTAGCTGACAGCATTTTATAGAAAAGCTATGAATATAAAAAGAAACTGCATATTTCTTTTAGACAAAGAGAAAGACAAACTGGATGCAAAAATTCGCTACAGGATAAAGTGGGACAGAAATACAGTTGCATTTAACGTCGGGCATCGTATAGACATAGACAAATGGATACCAGATGCACAGCGATGCAAGAATAATACAACTCATGGAGCTAAGAAAACGCATTCTTCTATTATTAATAGGGATATTCAAAAATACCAGGATATATGTGATACAGTCTTTTTTTATTTCGAACAGCAAAACATATCTCCAAGCCCCGAAGAATTTAAAAATGAGTTTAACCAAAGACTTGGTAAAAAAGTAAAACCAGAACGGACTATATTTGAATATCATATAGAGTTTATGATAGAACAAGGTCACGAAAGTCAATGGAGTGAATCCACATACAAAGAGCATAGGACAATACAACGTAGACTGAAAGAGTTTGCTCCTAAGTTAGAGTTTGAGGATTTAACCCAGAAGGGGCTTTCCAAATTTGTTGACTATCTGCAAACTATACAAGTCAATTCAAAGAAAAAGGGATTAAAGAATTCCAGCATAAGAAAGAATCTAGATAATTTAAAATGGTTTCTTCGTTGGGCTACCAATAAAGGATATAATAAAGAAATGGCTTTTACAACTTTTCAGCCCAAATTGAAGGAGGTCAAGAATGCAATCGTTTACCTTACATGGGAAGAACTAATAAAATTATACAACTTCAAAGTCCCTTCAACCTGCCCCCATCTAGAAAAAATAAGAGATGTGTTTTGTTTCTGTTGTTTTACATCATTGAGATATTCAGACGTTGCAAATCTTAAAAGGGCAAATGTGTTTGAAGATCATATACAGGTAACGACTATCAAGACTTATGAGACACTAAGAATCGAACTAAATGATTATTCAAAAAAAATATTAGATAAATACAAAGAAGAAACATATAAAAGGGATTTGGCTCTTCCTGTAATATCCAATCAAAAAATGAATGATTATTTAAAAGAACTAGGAGAGCTATGCTGCATAGATGAACCTGTATCCATTACATATTATAAAGGTGGAGAGCGATATGATGAAACTTATAAAAAATACGAGCTTTTGACTACACATTGCGGAAGGAGAACATTTATAAGTAATGCTATTATGTTAGGGATTGCACCTGAAATTGTAATGAAATGGACTGGACATGAAGATTACCGGACGATGAAACCATACATAGCCATTGCGGACAAAGCTAAAAAAGATGCGATGGATTTATTCAATAAAAGATAGTCCCCAGCACAAAAAACAGGGACTAAATCAGGGACTTTTTAATTACCGATACTAACCTATAATGTCTATAATATATTCATATAAGGTATATATAATCCCATAATAGCCGACATTTACTTTCAGTATTTTATATTAGTCTTCTCGTACCCACTACCAACAATGCTAAAAATCAACGAGTTATAAAAAAGAAGTACTAAAACAGGGACTAAAATACAAAAAAGCAGCTCATTCGGCTGCTTTTCCTATCTTCTCCTTAAACAATCTCAACTGATCTATACTAGGATGAAAAGTAGGATTCTCCCAGTTCCTAGAGATAACCGAAATCATTGAATCCAGAAACTTCCCGCAGTCGAGAATCTTCGCACATTTATCCAATTGGAACTCTCCGGAAGGATATTTCTTGCTGTCAAGAACATCCTTAGCCCATGTCAGTAACTCATTCACCGAGTCGTGGTTGTATTTATTTTCCTCCGCCATAATAACTTTGTTTTCGGCAAAGGTATAAAAAATCCCCGACTACATAGCCAGGGACAAGCACAAAGATACAACTCTTGCAATAATCGCAAGAGGAATCAGCCAGTATAGCCACTTTTCTAGGCGTTCCATAGCATTACTAGCAGAAGCCGGCAGAAATCCGAGTGGTATCGGTCGTCTGCTTGTGAAATCAAATCATCTATGTAGTCTTTTTCTCTCATTTTCGCCTGTATTTCTGACAAAATGCCCCTTAATATCTTCGGCATAAGTTCTTCCTGCAATGTTCACACAAGAAGTTCTTCGCTATTGGAAACATCTTCTGACCTACCTCACCGGAAAGATATTGGGCTTCCTCCCCGTAAGGATCAATATTGAATACCTGTGAGATATGCCGGCACAAGTGCCCTTTTTCGTGGTCCCATGAGTTTTGAAACTCTCCCGGGGAAGAAGTGAGAGCAATTACCATCACAGTCTCACGGTCCTCAAAGTTCGAATAAGTAAGACCGGTATTGAGAACCCCGGAAGAGAGGTTTCTGTATGCCTGTTTGAAATCCTCTCCTCTACAACCGATACGGTGAAGTGCGCATAGAATATCACTGGTCCAGTAAGTCGTTACGGCATAGTACACCTTAACTATCCAATCATATTTCGGTATGTAGAAATCTTGAACTATCATAATCAGAGCATATCATCCCACATTATAGGTGTGCCACTTCCGATACAATCCGCATAGAAACGGGTAAAAGGAAGACCGTCATACCCGTCAGGATCATCTATGTAATCCTTCAAGAATAATGCCAAATGGGATTCATCTATAATGGAACTCTTATAATAATCAGCTTTCGCCATATTAGCTACATATACGCAATCATACCCGGAATCTTTCTCCAGTTTAATTCCGTACTTTTTCAGAAGCTCTTCTACTTCCTCCTTTTTGATCGGAACGAGTTTTTCCTTCTGCTTGGTAGCCTTGTTCTCAACTTCCATTTTAGAAACAGCCCATTCACACATCTTCTTAGAGAAGTGCCAACCGTATAACGACAGATAATTTTTCATTGCCGGAGGCATCTTGTCATACGTATCTAGTCTTTGTCCCATAATTAATTGCTTTTTAGGATAAGAGGGGATTTCTCCCCTCATACGATTAATAGAACTCACCGTTTGAACGCCTACGTCTACGCTCTCCCATATCTCCGTATATAGGGGATTCCGGGAAATAACCCGGCATACGACGCTCGTTCATGCCATCGCTGTCGTAGCGTCCATTCTCACGGAATCCCATTCCACCGCCACGCATTTCACTCATGGCCTTTTCATAACCATGACGGCAACCTTCACGATAGGCTTCTTCAACCTCGTTTCTTCCTCTCATTCCGAAATCACGATCATATCCATCGTGTTCTTCTCTTATCGTCCACATTCCCATAATTATTTCTTTGTTTTGGATGTTTCAATTACTCCGAGCTGTTCCATTAACTTCTGATTCTGTACAATGAGGTCAGCCATATTTCTGCTCATCTCCTGCATGTTCTTATCCATATTGGACATTTGCCCTTTCAATGCGGATATTTCCTGCTCCTGCTGTTGCTTGGCTGCAAATTCAGGGTTAAGCATGGCAAGCATCTGGTCACATACCCCAAGAAAGTTCTGATGATATTCCACGCTTTTTAGAACATCCTCACTCTTCTGTTTCATAGTAAGGACCTCGGTATTCATCTCGTCTCTTGACCCTGTAATCAGCATTCCTGTTTTAACATCATCAGCAATATTGGCATTAGCCGGTATCTCTTGCAAATTGACATTCTGTCCGTTTATATTCACGACAAAATCAATAACCTGGACAGGCTGTGGATAAGGCATGTTGGGAACAGTCTTATATATAGTTTTTATAGGGCTTACATTAACGACCTGCCCACATTCCAAACTTGGATTTGCACCTCTGTGAAGAAGATATAACGTACTGTTTACTCGTAAGTTCTGAAACATGATTGTTTAATTTTAAAGGAGTGTGGCTATTTCCATTTTGGAAAATACCACAAAACTCCATGTTAATTATTACTTGCTCCGTAAAGAAGCGGTTTCTACTGTAGGAGCCGGAACCGTTGTCGGTCTGTATCCGCCATTAACAAGATACAATTCGTTGGTGTACTTGTTGTAATGAATCTCATAGATGCCGGTTCCAGCCAAGTTTGCAACAGTTACAGGCTCATTGTTATAAGCCATCAACGGTCTTGTGTCCCCGTTAGTCCCTATCAGTATCGGGAGTGTTGCAGTCGTACCGGCAGGGATCGCCTGACGAAGATTGACATAGAACCCTCCGACATAGTCCCTGTTGCGGAACGCATGGTTAGGAAGCTCCAAAGTCACATTTTCAGTACCGACAGTTACAGCCACCGTAGGAAGAGTATTGAAATTCGCTCTTCCTATTGACGGAAACGAGAACGGAAATCCTGTAAAAAAGTTAGGCCACATAATTACCTCCTTTCTTACCAGAATCAACCCCAGTAGTTATTACAACCGCATCCGCTACGTCCGTATGCTGAGTCACCAACATAAGCACCGAAAGCAGCCGCACGGTAAGTATCCATGTTTACACCAACAATGTTAGGGTATTGAACTGGAACTGTGTTAGGTAACTTGCATTTGATTCCATCAACATCGCTTTGCAATGCTTGTAATCCTGCTGCAAGGGGAGCAATCTGTTGACCTACCGCATTCAGGATTGTAGCATTCTGATTACGTTGGGAGATTTCAGCCGTAAGAGTTGCCTTTTCCGCAGTAAGAGATGCAATCTTATCCTGTAATGCCTGATTCTGAATTGCATCAAGTTTGGCAAGGATAGCATTCGTGTTGGCAGTAGCACCGTCACGTAATGACAATGCGTTTTGGTTTGCAGTATTAACCAATGTATTGGTCTGGTTGCACATTGCAAGCTGACTCTCATATCCTTGTGTGGTTACAAGCTGTTTCATATCGCAGCAACAGCTACAGATTTGAGATGTCAGAGCGTTGTTACCCTGCATAATTGCGGTAAGGATACTGTTGGTATTCTGTCCCATTTGGTTGCCAAGACCACAGATTGCCTGGGATACAGAGTTAATACCGGCAAGGATTTGATCGGAAGAAGTGTTCACGGCTTGTGCCAGTGATGCAATATCGACACCGTTTCGGTTAAGTGTCTGCATGATCATCTCTCTTCCTTCGTTCGCTCCTTGATTGTTATTTCCGCCAAAGCCGAAATTGCCATTTCCAAAAATAGCCGCAATCACAATAAGCGCAATGATGTCTTGAAAACCACCATTGTTACCAAAGAAACCACCGTTACCATTGCCGCCTCCAAGCAGCCCCATCAAGTATCCGGTATCAATTCCTCTGTTTTGCAAAGACGGAAGAATAGAAGCAAGCAGACCGTTGCCTGAAGCCGCTCCACCGTCTTGGTTAAAAACATACGTTCTTTCCATAGAGATTTATACTTTTTTATTACGGTCAATATCAACCGCATCACAAAAGTATATAATAGAAACTGCGTAAATTAGAGCTCATTTTCAAGCGATTTGCGAATATTTTGCAGATATATTGCAATCATTTTGTTTGTTGTTTTTCGACTCTCAAAAGTAGATATCAGGTAACGTACACTGGCTGATGTTTTGCGAAGCAAAGTGGCGATCTGTTCAGGGTACAGACCGAATTCAGTAAGGAAGAACACTACAATGGAGCGGGCATCGACAACCTCAGTCACTTTACTTGATGAAAGGATTAATTCTGTGGAAACTTCAGTTTCTTTTCCTACAAGGTTCAATATTTCGGCAAAAATCTCTGACTTACACATGGTAATTAATTTTTTTGTTGTACTTTTGCCTTTGCCAATCAGTACATACACCAAAAGAACAAAAGCATACTTCGGAATGTTAAGGATATTATACCCCCTGACACAACCGATGTATGCTTTGGTGTATTAAAGTATTGATTGGCGTCAACTTTAATGTGTCGGGGGTTCTTTTTACTCTGCCCCCCAAAGAGCTACATTTGTTATGATAACCGGCCTTCTACTTACCGGATAAACTTAGTGCTTAGTATTAATTAATGTATCATTTTAGCCTCCTTTCTTTTAAAACATTTTTCCATTGGAAATTGTTATGTAAGTAAAACTTAAACTTTTCATACCGGAAACGGTCTGTGAAGATAGTAGTTCCGGTAATTTACCACATAAATAAGTTATAACTAACTCCGGCACCGAAGTACAAACCACCCGGATAACTATATCCTGCCTGCAAGCCCAATCCCCAGCGTTTTCTTTTCTGTACAGGAGTAAGAGTGATGATCTTATTGTCTCTATACACTTCCATGAAGTCAAGGGTCGGCTTATATCCACTGACTACCGCCCGGTAATCATCGGTCTTATACTCCTTGCTTGTGATCGGTATCAGTACCGGAATAGAATCTCCTTCTACGGTTCTGTCAGTCGTTGTATCTATCAGAATAGGTAGATATACCGTATCGGTACGTTTCAGAGTTTCTTTTACCGGCTTAGGGATTGTGTCTCTTACTGTGTCCCGGATATGTACGGTATCTCCTTTAATGTACACAGTTGAAGGCTCGTGCGGATTACAACGCATCCACACGAGAACACCTACAAGCAGGCAGACTAATATCCAAGGGAGGGACTTCATAGAATACTTTCGTTCGAGGTCCATTCCGGACTAGACAACAATACATTTAAATCCTCGCCCTCATAGGTAGGATACGGAAAAGACAGCTCTTCCGTTCCGTCATCAGCAATAGTCTTAATCATCTTATGAGGGAATAACGCAGCATAGTGCTGGCATTTCATCAAGGTTTCACTCTCATTTACGCTCTTGCGAGGAACAAGGTTACGCTTGTCTATCTCATCCTGAGGGACCTCTTGCAAGTCAATTGTTGGGAATACTGTGTATTTCATAAACTTTACTATTTAACCAACTATATAATATCTATTGGGATATAAAATTCAGTGAGTTATGCATAAGTTTGCTCTCTTACTTCAAGTTCAGCTCCTCCCCCATTGTCAGCAGGCGCACCAATCCTGACAAGGCTGACTTTTTTTGCGTTTTTATTGATAATGACCACATCGAATGCCTGTTCATTTATTGTTCCATTAGTTCGCTTACCATAAATATAAGAAGCCCTTTCACCAATCTCATCACTATCCGCATTAGCCTTGTCGCAAGTTGTAGAAAATATTGGTATACCACCATCTGTCTTTTTCATTAAGTCCATATGCGTATGCCCCTGCAACATACACGCAACATTTCCACTATGCGAATCACATATATTAGCTATCTGCTGACCAATAGATGTTAATGTAGGAGTCCAAGATGTCGGATAATCATCAGACATATAATAATGAGCAACAACAACTGCAAGATAACCGTCTGGCATATTCGCTAGGGTATTGTTTAACCAAGTAGCCTGCGTTTCCTCAAATTTACCTGCCGAATCATCAGTAAACACCGAAAGGAACACATACCTCATTTTCTGGACAGTGTTATCTACATAATAGTAATTTGTATTTGCATCGCCTATAACACAGTCTGTCATGCCACTTTGTAATGATGACCATATTTCTGCGTCCGTGATATTGGTTTTTACCTGCACCCCATCTTCTTCAAAATAATTCATATATTCGTGATTGCCGATGGCGCGATATATCTTATTGCTTAAAGAATTAAACGCCAAGTTACAGTCTATGTTCAATCCGTCTGCATAATCTCCTCCCATTATAACTCTTGGCAACGGAACTCTGCTTGAAATGTAATTAATGAGCGCGGGGGAGTTTTTAGTATTGCGGAGCCAATGGATGTCCGTGATGAATACAAATGCATCGTAATTGCCTTGCGCATCCGCCATCTTACCTCTTATCGTTGATAGCTTATCCTTAAGGTAATTATCCTTCAAATAATATGCAGGTACAGGTTCGCTTCTAGTTTTTCGTATCTTAAGACCTGTATAAGTAGCATATGATGCACTCATACCGCTTGTTGTCGGGTACAACCTTACAGACAAAGCTTCATATAACAAAGAAGGCAAAAAAACTATTTTACCCGCACCCATTGACTTAATCTCAGTTTTTTCACCGTTTTTCGTAAAACCATAAATTTGTATTGATCTAGCAGAAATAGCATCTTTTATGTTATCACAAGAAATTTCAACCTGTTCATCAGCCGCAACCCCGAATCGGGCGATATCCTTATAGATATAAGTTGCTTTATCTCCTCCTGTATTATCGTTATTTACATCCTCTCCGACAAGATACTCGTTATAATCAAGTATTACGCCATCTTCAATATCCTTATCGTGGTATTTAGTTAAAGATATACCATCATAAATGTAAATAATTCCATTATATTTATACAATACACCTCTATCCAAGATATTAGTTTCTTCTGTATCAAATGGGGCTATGGAGCAACATCTATATATCTTATTTCTGGAGGTTGAATAATATAAATCACCGATTTTCCAATCGCTATAAATGGCAGATGAAGCACCAATTCCAACCAGTTCAAACAATTTATCCTTACCATCAGCATAATCTTTTGCCTCTTTAATAATTAAGTTTGAGAAATCTGCATATAACTTGATTGTTCCAGACATAAGCACCGATGATCCTGTTAAGTAAATCGCTATAGCTTCAACATCGGAAGTAATATCTATCAATGTATTTACATTTAATGCGGGGCTCCTTGTCTCATCTGTATACCATAAGTACACACTAGGATTCGAATTTATTATTCCATCTGCATCCACAACATTAAATGTCACCTGAGAATCCTTTTTAATTATGCACGGGAACTTTACATCTGGTTCTACAGATAAACCCGCAGTTAGTGCTATATTTATCGTAGTTCTCCCTCCTGCTATTTTTTGCGTGTACGCAAGATTGTCAGAAACGCATTTAATACTTTCGTTTATCTCGGGAATAGACGTTGAAAGTGTTTCTACATCGTCTTCAACCCCATAATACTTGAATGAGGTGATAACATTTCCGGCATTATGACCTGTAATATAATATGCATAGCCAGTAATATCTCCACTTGTATAGGAGAATAGAGTACGCAGACTATCGTAAGTAGTCTTATTCTTGATAGTTCTGCTTATCCGCATACCGTCATTCTTATAAATATAGAATGTCAGCATACAACCCGGCTGGAAAATAGCATCAGCATCTACATATAATCCGACATCTTCTCCATCTGCAAGAGTGAAATCCCGATTAACATATTCGCCATTGGCAGGTATTGCGTCAGTATTGCTTCGTGTGTATCCAATTTTGGAAAATACTTCCTCAAAGTTCCCATCAATCGCAGTTGCTAAAGTACCCCATGATTTTTCAGAGTCTTTTGCTATATCAAATATCTTTTCCATAACTTATTCGTTTTTAATTAATGTTTCATTTGAAATTAAAGTCTCGTTGTCTAACATTGTCAAGTAGCTGGAGATAACTATGTTGATCTTCTGTGGAGACTTGGTGATCTTTCCGGTTACTTCATAGATACCGTTGTCTCCAGATATGGATATGTCGCTAATGGCGTTAGATGATATGTCGACCAGCTTATCAGAGGAATTTGACAATGTTATGGTGATAGTGACCGTACTACCCTCAGCAACGTATTCCCCCGGATTAACTGAGTAGGATATCGACGAATAAGGGATGTTGCTCTTCACTATCGGTCTGAACTCCACCATACCCGGATATAAAGTGCCTAGTTTGTGCTTCTTTAGCTGGCGCTCCAACAGAAACTCAGAAAGGGTGTAGGGGAATAGTAGGAAAGACCACAAGCATAATTTAGAATATTGTGAGACTCCCTCATTTGAGCCTATTGTTAGTCCGTCACCCGTCTTAACAGAGTTACCTCTAGCTATACTGTTCCTGTTATATACATAAGTAGACTGATATGAGATCTGTCTTGACGAATTTAATACAACGCTTTCTGTTGGAGTACCAAAACTATAAGGATAGGTAACATGAGACGTTGGATGCACCATTTCCATTAAAAAAGGAGCACCTCCCGTTCTTCCAACAGAAGATATAAATGGGACACAATTTACATTTTCATCCTGATACGCTCTATCGACAGCCACAGTGTAATCCTTCAATCCCAAATCACCTACAAACTGACCGTAGTCATCTACTCCGTCTGATTGCAAGCCTCCTTCTTCGTTAATACCACTTTCTGGAGTTCTAGCATAATTATATAACGTCATATCACGTCCATTACCACTAAAGTCTTTAAGATACCAATCTTCATCGGGAGTATCATTAGTAAGACCTTGCTTCTTCACATTGTAGTAAATATCAGGCTTAACATACTTGTCCAAGTTGTAGTAGGCTATTACTTGATTAATCTCGTCAGTGGTCAATACTCTCTTGGCGATGAAAGTCCAGTACCAAGCAACTTGACTTAATTCAACTATGTTATTATCGCTATTTATATATCCTTGTACACTAAATTTTCCTTGCGATAAATTACCGGTTATATGTATAGAATAATCGTTTTTATCTCCTAATATAGTATTTATTACATGACTATTGTTAGCATTAGAATGATTAACATCATATACTGCATATCCATATATTCCGGTCTTACCAATATTGGCAACATGATTTCTTACATATTCATATCCTATAGGTTGTCTAATATAATTAGTTAATGCAGCAGCCGTAGCACCTCTCAAAGTTATTTGATGAATCATACTAACTACAGTAAATTCATCAGTAATACCCATTTCTTCAACAGTATTCTGACTGACAATCATGTCGTTGACTCCGTCAGTAACAAAGGAACCTTCGTATTCAGGAATTTGCTCAATAACTAATTTAGACCAGTCAACATTGGGAGTTTGAGCAACAAATCCGTGAATTTCTTCTGTATTAGTTCTTGCAGGTAACTCATTTATTCCATTTATAAGATTTATCCAACTTCCGCCAGTATAATTAAGAACCCCGTCCTTAGGTATTCCAGAAACTCTAACTTTATATGCAGGGGAAGGAGAATTAGTATAGCCTAACCAAAATCCTTTATCATAATCAAAAGATTCATCAAGATATATCTTACTAGAGGTACGAACAATGCCCTTAGTACCATAATCTTTCATGGTACTAAAATCTTCATCATACTTACCGAAGCCACTATTTAACTTATACGCAGCATTAAATATCTCAAAATCCCCTCCCCTGCCAGGAAGCTTGTTCTTGATGATATTGCGGTCGGGATCAGTGTTGCTCTTGCCGTCAGCTATCCATACACCTGCCAAGGAAGACAATACATCGGGAGAGATGTAGGGACGGTCGGTAGCGGAAGAAGCTCCCGGAACTCCCAACCTAATCGCATTGAAGCGGATAGGATCAAGCCCTATCGCATCAAGCCTAATCGGATTTAATCCTATCGCTCCCATTACTCTTCTGATTCAAAATATTGAGCCTTGACCGGCTGCGTCTCACATTCAATCTTGATGTATTGTCCGGGGATGATCCCGACAATCGGACGGGCGAACTTCTTATCGTAATTTCTGCTCTCTACAACAGAGAAATTTTCTCCGTCATAGCTTATATACACCCAAAGCTTACCTCCTTTTTCAAATGTGATCTGCAATCCTATTTCTGCCGAATTTACTTGTACAGTATCACTTATATAATTACGTTCGCCTTTAGCAAAGGTTATATCTGTTAATGCCATGATTGTTCCTCCTATTATTATGATTCAAATTTGATATCGTTAATTCTATTCAACCACCCTCGTTTGAACTTGTTGTTTGCAGGACGTTTCCGGCAGATGTCCTCTATAAAATCAAAACGAGCAATCTTGATCCGATCAAATAACTCGCGTGGATTCTTAGAATTAACTGCCGAAATAGTTTTTGGTCCGACAATACCGTCAGGAATTACACCGACCAATTCCTGCGGGATCTTGATACCATGAATACCAGAGGCCCACACCCAATCAACGAGAATATTAGCAACTGATTGAGATTTTATCTCGTCAGCCTTCCAACGGTCCCAATACATTGTTTTCATGATCTCTGTCCATTCCTCCTTAGAGAGATTCTTCAATCTTTCTATTGTTGGTTTTGGATAGCCTTTTTTCTTGCAATAAGCCTCATAGGTGGAGATTGTTACTCCCATATTGGTAGCTCCTCCTAAATCATCAGGATCATTTACGAAACCACCTTCCCATTTTAAGATGAACGGTGCCAATTCTTTTACATCTGCCATATTTCTTTCCTCCTATAATATCAATGTTAATACTCCCAACGCCAGACCCACGCAATCACAGATGATGTCTTTAATTGAGAACTCTGTTTTCTTGCAATACTTGTCGTATATCTCCTTCAAGATGAAGATTGTTATGGTTATAATGATTGCCAACCATAAACACGTAAACTTTGATAGCCACATTACCAAGTTCTGGCACACTATAATGTGAGCCATGCCGTCTAATCCTATCTTGGATAGAGATTTACTGATTAATGTCTCAATTCTATTTATCATATTCATACTGTTCTATATTAATAATTACTAGGTGGCTTACGGTCCTTGCATCCTCTTACTTCACACTTTTTGAAATTCAAAGCCTGATTCTCAAGTTCCAATTTTGCATTCTTGGCTTGCAAATCACGTATACGTTCCCGGTCCTCGTTCTTTTCAAGATAAAGCTGATCTATCTTGATGTCCAACTCGTGAACTTTAGCTTCTTTCTTTTCATACAGTTCTTTCCATTCGGATGCATACTGGGTTATATTTTCCGCTTCTGCTTTTTTTGCAGCAGCAGCTTCTTTTCGTTTTTTAGAATCATAGAACTGGAAAGCTCCGATTAGAGGAATCAGGATAGTTGCTACTATCCCGCCTATCATAGTTATAATCTGGCTAAACTGTTCCATTATATAATGCAAGTCAGATAAACAGTTAACAACGAAACTATCTCAATCCAGAACATCGGCTTCCTTTTGACAAGAGTCACAATGAAGTTACCCGTCCAGTTCTCACTTATCGAAATAGCCAAATATGCAATAAATCCCACCCATAAGAAGAGCCAATACCAGGCATTACAACCTACCCATATTTGGGAGAAGATTAAAGACATGGCAGCACCGATACAATGTGATGCCTTCTGACTTCCTTTAAAGTTGGGAGACACACCCAATACAATCATCCCGACAACCGAAAGGAATACAAGAAACTGGCTGTTCTCGGAACTGGCTTCCAATGCAGCAGGAAGAAGCAATGCACCGGAGCCGACCATGCAAAGAGTAAACCAAAACTTATGCGTCAGGGCGTAGTAGGTATCACTAATTGAATAAGGGATTTCTTTACCCTTCTTTATCATCGCGAAGACATACCCGGCGATGAGGATGAATGACATTAATACTAGTAGAATCATAGGTTTATCTGTTTTTTTAAGTTATTGATTTACTTTTGAAAGTGCTTCGTTGACAGCCATTCGATCAATTACACGAGTAAATAGCTGTGTATACTTTTTTAGAGATTCCGCTTGTTCAGGCGATATATCAACTTCTCCTTCTCGGTGTATATCTTGTGCAAGATTAAATTCTCCAAGATCACCTGTATTTTGAAAAATCGCATTTCCAAATGATTTAGATACATCGATGGTACTCTTATTCCCTTCGAGATCCACTAGTTCAATTTTTCTAAAATCTATTTTCATTGTTACAATTATTTAATAAACAGGTTATTAACGTAATATGGTGGGGAAGTCTTAGCAATATCAGCTGTCACAAATATTGCGTACTTCCAAGGTTCAATAGTATAAGTTAGAGAATTAGGCTGATTATATACCACTCTTTTAGGATAATCAGAACTATTAACGACCGTTATTTTTTTGAACGTTGCAGAATCGCAAATACGCAAAACATAATTTCCATTTCCTTCCATAACAATGCAATCTATAGGTTGTCCCGATTGAGGATATCTATCTACATTATTATCTGATCCATGACCATAGATGTGAACATAAAAATTCCAATCATTATTAGCATAAACTTTAATTGTAGTCATTACCCTATGCCCGAATTCCCCTCTGCACCACAAATCAGATGTGTAAAATCTCCATGAGCGACCTTCCACAGAATTATACCCTTGTTGATATAAATCCCCAGAAATCCAAGTCTTTGAAAAATCAATATTAAACGAAGAGGAAACATTATCTCCAGAGCCTTCTGTATTAAAAGAAATCTTGCCTTGTATCTTGCCTGCATTATCAATAGCTTGTAATTCTTTGAAAGTGCCCGTTGCCCCTTTTAATTTTGTCACTTCAAGAGTATCAACGTTAATAAACTCCGTCTTTATCCTCCCGGCTTCTATGAAAGTCTTTCCGCCTACGGTCATTCCCCCACTTTCAGGAAGAGATATTTTTCCGTCAGCAGTTAACTCAACACCTGTCTGATTATGCTTGATAGAGCCTTCAGTCATTAACCAACCCTTTGTCTTCTCCAGATTACCCACAAATATCCCCGAAGTACCGAGCACATCAATAGTTGCGTTCTGAGCCAAAAGGACGTTGGTAGCTACGTTCACAAATTCACTGAATTCTTCCCACTTCGTTGAATCGAAAGAAGAAGTAGATGTATGAGTAATCTTACAGAGTTTGTTCTGGCCGTTATAGATTACAGTATCTATAAATGCATCATTATGATAATACTCAGTATTTGGTGCCCATACTCCACGCGGGCGGAGCATTGCACCGGGTAGGCCTGTTTGTCCTTGGCTTCCAGTAATACAAACCGGATCGCTTTCCCATGTAGAATTGTCCGTATAAGTGACCTTGGTCTTAGACCATAAGTATTTTCCGTTTTGCCATGTCGGAGGTGTTGTACTCCAAGAACCACCAACCAAGGAACTGGAAGAAGTCGAAAGGTAGTATAAGATACCAAATGATTTCACTCCTTTACCGTCGTTCCCGCTAGGTCCCTTTCCGCCTGTCACGCATACGGGTTTAGTTTCCGTATAAGAATTGTCTGTATAAGTTATAACAGAACGTGTCCAAATATATTTACCGTCCTTCCATGCCGGAACAGTAGTAGACCATGAGCCACCCGTAGTGGTACTATATGATGTAGACAAATAGTATTGCTCGGAAACACTCTTAACGCCAATTCCCGTAGCCCCCTTACCACCCGTAACACATATCGGATCGGTTGTCGTTGATGCGCTATCTGTATATGTTATTACTGACCTAGTCCAAATATATTTCCCATTTTCCCATGTCGGAGGTGTTGTACTCCAAGAGCCACCAACCAAGGAATTAGAAGAAGTAGATAGATAATACTCTTCGACAATGCTTGATACCCCCCTACCATTATCTCCAGTACTACCTTTACCCCCGGTGATACAAGCGGGATTGGTTTCAATAGACGAACCGTCTGTATAGACCACTTTAGTTTTACTCCAAATGTATTTCCCATCTACCCAAGTTGGTGAGTTCGTAGACCATGAACCACCGGAAAGGGAGGTCGAAGAACTGGAAAGATAATAAAGAACATCAACGCTCTGTACACCTTTACCGTCCTTTCCTGCTTCGCCTTTGATTTTAGACCAAGTATAATCGGCAAACACATTGCTATCTGCCTGTACAAAATCTACATATACACCCATGTATACACCGGGAGTCTCACCATTATTAACGGTGAAGGTTTTCCCGTCATCAGAGTATTTGATGTGAAGGTAGCTGGTTTGCCCATTTTCTCCATTTGTACCAGGTATGCCATCACCTCCTTCAAATTTAGCCCATGTATACTTAGAAGGATCGCTGCTACTTGCTTGAACAAAGTCAACATAAGTACCAATATATTTATTGGGAGTATCAGTCATTTGAGAAGCCGTAGGATTCTGGACGGGAGAATACTTGATATGAAAATATGAAGTTTTCCCGTCAGCACCATCTTTTCCGGGTATTCCGTCCTTTCCGGGCGCTCCTTGTGAGCCTGTATCCCCTTTAGATATAGCTTTCAACCAGTCCGTAGAAGAATCTGACGGTTCCTGCGTAGTAGTAGGCTCAATACATATCCATGTACTGCCGTTATGAGTCACTTCATCGTAGTACCAGTATGTGCCGGATTTCCATTTACCCTTGAATACCGGAACGGGAGCCTCAGTCACACCGTCACTGGATATCTGCCTGATAGTTCCGGTCATATATACTCTATTGAGATATGCGCTATGACCGGACATATCAATGCCAAACAGCTTCAGGTTAGATAAGTCACCCAACTGCATGGCTATCATTTCCTTCGTTATTTCCCAGTTATTAACACCCTTAAGGAAGCGGATGTAATTCTGTGTAGAGTAACATGACTTTTGGCGCTCAGCGTTAGTGAAATTACCGTATGCGACAAAATGCATCGCCTTACAAGGATTGAAAGTATATCCACTACGGAGGACGTATTTAAAGGAAGCGTTGTCTATTTTTTCTGTAATCCGAAAATACGCAGTCTGAAAACCGGTATCGTTATTGAATACTCCCTTACAGATATCATCAATCTCTACTTGTGATACCTCCCCAGGTTCCAGCTTTAAATGAACGGTCTTGTTCGCTACATCTACTGATTCAATGATACCACCGCCGGGAGCATTCCATTCTTCACCGGATACAATAGACACACGGTTATACCGCAACTCCGGTACTTCCAAGAAATCACGCAGCCGCAAAGACTTTGCGTCAATATGGCCTTCGGGAGTAATCAGCCAGCCTAGGAGGTTCTGCACGTAGTCTTTTGATGATATTTCCTTTGAGAAAGTTGCGTCTTCGGCTATCAATTTCTGAATAACAGCCTTGATCTTAACATTAATACCGGCAAGGAAAGTTATCAACCCTCTAGCTTCATCATCCTCTATCTTGCTAAGATATTTGTTCCCGGATTCTTCTTCCGTAATAATTGGAGATAATCGATAATGCTTTCTACCGTCTTCTTCAGATATAGTATCATCCTTCACCAGTTTATACACGCCTTCGCCTATTTCGACAGAAATAATCTGACCGGCATACGGGAAATACTCTTCCGCGTCCGTATTACGGGCATACGATATCGCATCCTCCAATGTCTTGAAGGTTTCAGTGGAATCAATAGGTCTTCCCGTTGTTCTTTTATATTGTAATGCAAAACTACTTCCGTTTATCTTCACCATAATCTTATGCAGTTTTAAAAGTGAAAGTATCAGGGTCATTCAATCCGGGTGTCTGAATAACCCACATCTTATAACTAATAGCGGCACTTCCATTGGCTCCTTCTACGGAAATATCCACCGGACCGGTAGTAATACCCGTATCTTCTATGAAGTTACCCGGGTAAGCTGTCAATGTCAATTCCTTGATCACATCTGCTGGAATACACACAGCAATCGTTTTCCATTTATCTACAGAGAACTTATATGTGCCCGGCCCCTTATAAAGTCCACTTGTTCCTAATGCACGTACTTCAGCAGAAGTGGCGGGAACAGAAGAACATATACCGGCAAACCATTTACGGCGGACATTTACACTGATTGTATCTCTAAGTTCTTGTCTTGGCAATGAGCCATCCTCACTAGCAGCATATACAATCATTGCTTCATAGGTTTCACTACGAGTATATATACCCTCCAACTGTCTGACAGCAGTTTGGATACCTCCAACTTCTTCTGAGAAGCTCAGTTTATTATTAGGGTTGCCGTCGTAATACGCAGACTCCATAGGCCCCTGACCGTTCCTTGATGCAGTATACGTGATGTAACCTTTGTCTGTACCGAACTCAACATCATTGGGAGTTGATATTTTGCTTTTCAATTCTCCTACTGATTTTTGAGATAACATTCGAATAAAGGCATCTACTACCGTAGTTCCTTCTAGAATGACATCACCGGCCTTAAAATATCCGGCCTTATCGACGGTAACTTCTACATTTTTTGTGAACTTGGCAGTTATTTCACCAGTATCGGTAGATGTCCCTCCACTACTGATTACTTGTTGCTTAATCTTCTCTTTACGATAAGTAATAGAATCAATTTTACTTTCCAGATCCCCCAACTTAGAGTAAGGAGCAGTCTCACCGACAGTATATATCAAAGAATCATACGGAATATCCAATGGGTATTCATAACCAATTATCCGTGATATTCTTCCGTCCTCAAAATATGCCTTATTGATCAGATTCACTTTTTGTCCAACGGAAAACCGCTTCGAAAATGCGGGGTCATACATGCCAGTATCAGGGTCAATACCATAGACATAGTCCGACATCATCGTAGTGTCGTAAGTAGAAGGGTCCTGCTTTAATTCATTGATATACTCCCTTGCTCTTTTTTCAACTTCTTTCTCTGCGTCAGGAATAAGTTTATCGGATATAAACTGAGGATCATATCCGTAAAGGATATATGTATCGCCACTGGTAGGATGCAATATTTCATCCGGAAGCATACGCCCATAATCATCGTTACGCTTTACTTCATATACCTGCGCTTTGGGATTCCACGTCCCGTCTTCAAGAAGTTCAGACTGATATATGTCAGATGAGGGGTCATAGGGGTTAAATATGACTTCAAAATCCATACCGGCTAAAGGACCGGATTGAAATATAACACGCAATTCCTCTCCGGGTAATTGATAACTTTTTGAGAAATGAAAACCTAGGTCAGCATCTTTAAATCGCCACGCGGTCCATTTTTCTTCATCCTTACTACCATCTGGTTTCTCTGTTATATCAGTATATGAATGCGTATATACATCCCCTAATCCACCCACACGACTTGGATAAATATCGTCAAAAACAACAATCTGTTCAATTGCTTCCTCTGTATACATGTCGGGGTATGCGTCAATGTATGGAACTCCCTCCGGCATCATCAAGCGTTTGGTTACAATCCCTTCAACGGTCAACAGATCCTTATCGTCAGAAAAATAACTTATAGGGACCTGACTTTTTATTATATTGTTGATAGTATACCGATTACCAATGGAAGCTGTGACCCCTTCCGGCAAACGTATAACATTGGAGTCATCACCCGTTAACAGATCAGGATTATAAGTAGCCGAAAAAGTTTTTCCCGGATTGGTACCAGAGAGAAAGGTTACAGATACGTCTGCCGATGCAGATAGGCACTCTATTTTGACATTCTTTTCTCCTGCCCTTCCGATAGTGTATATCACCGTTTTTCCTGGATGATTCAGAGTAAAGCTGAATGTAAACAAGAGCTTGCAATTATCGGCCTTTTCAGAAAGAGAGAAATCGGTGTCGCTAAAACCAATAGTAAGACTTGAGACTGAATTATTGAAAACTTTCTCTTGAATATCCAGTACTTTCTCTACGCCCCCGACATGGTAAACCAATGATAATTTTGCCTTAAAATTTTCAATGTTTGACGTGAATCGGGTGCTAAAGTATAGCGTCATTGAATTGAATGATATACGATATTTGCTTGCCGGCATAGAAGAAGCAAAAACATCTGTTGTAACTTTATAGGCACTCTGCTCCCCTTCCATTTCTCCCTCTTTGAAAACATTCATGTTGATAGGAGATATCCCTGTATGGGAAGACGATGGGAAAAAGTTTATATTTAGAGGCCTTGAAGTATCGGAAATATCTCTTCCTGTAACATTTTTAACATCAAATATCAAATTCTTCCGGTAAGTAGAAGGAATGTTTCGTGTAGAACCAAAAGCATATACTCTAGTAGCGTAGGAAGTCTGGCTATCGCTACGACTCATAGAACCGACATTAACTCCAATCTCAAAGTCAACAGGATCACCATGTTCACAACGGCCAAAATGGATCACCCCTTCCTCTACCCACCATTCACATTCAAAAGTCTCCGCCATCTGAGATAGGGTGTCCAACATATTCATGTTATTATATGAAATCAGTTTGGACGATTCATCAACAGAAGCATCAATCTCATAAGTAAATGCTTTATCTTTATACTTATATCCTAAGACCTCCAGATTCTTTATAAATACATCCATGTGGACATTTAAGGTATCAGTCAAATTCCAACTAGCCTCTTTACCGCCACTCTGTGGAGTATAGAAGAATTTCTTATTCTTCCATTTCCAGTAATAAGCGTCAAGGCGGAGTTCGTAGTCATAGCCTCCGGTAGTGGTATTATAGGTAGGTTTATACAGGTCTACTACTTCAAATATTCCCAACTCATTGTCTATGTAGTCCCCTAACTTGAAATAGATAGGACTGGCAAGGGAAAACTTTAGAGTTACATAATCTTCCTGCATCAAAAGGAAGTGTCTTTTCGAACCCTCATTGATAGGAGTCGAAAAGCGAATGTTGCCGGATATGTCTTTGATGTCTACTAATTCCATAACACACCAAAGTTCGGAGATAAAAATCTCAAAACATAAAATCCGGCAACCCTATAAACCACAATTTGCCTATTGTGGCAATTTTACTCTCTATTACCCGGATTCGGCTCGTTTAGCTTTACTGAGATCTTTGAAAACGTCCTTATTGTATTGATTCCAAAAGAAGCGGACCTAATATAATACAAATGATATACTTCTTCGCCTAACGCTGGGATCTTGACAGTAAATTCCCCCTTTGTTATCTCATTCAGAAATGCTTTATACTTAGCTATGTAATCAGTTGGGGAATTCCCTTGTAGGGTAAAGGTTAGCGTTAGATCCCGTTCATCAATCTTCCGATTGGCTATAATTATTTTCTTCCCGTCCTGTAAACGAGACTTATTCTCTATAATTTCTTTCATTGGAAGCGGAGAGTAGATAGCTTCAATGAACCCGTCTCCCATTCTCACGCCCCACGTCGCAAAAGCGTCTTTATTGTTAATTAATAAGTCAACCATAGATTATAATTTTGATGTATTACGTTTAACTTCTGCAATATCTGTCTCAATATTCTTCAATGACTTGTTCATGCTTGTTGTATCATCATGAATACCTGTCAACTCTTCATAAGACAGCCTTAACAAATCCCGTGTCTCACTAGCAATATCCTTTATCCCTGTAGTATTGGTAATAATAGGCAGCATATCAGCTCTCAATTCAAGAATAGACATCGTTTGAAGCTGGTTCTGATTCTTAATCTCTTCTCCGGCAATTTGCAAAGCAGTGAAACGTCCGTTAAGTTCGTCTATTGAATCCTGAGAAGCAGTTGCAAAGCCTTTCTTCGACGATTCCTGAGAAGTAGCAGAAGTATCCCACCCAAATGTTTTAAACATTTCTTCTCGATCATGCATCATATCTTCTACAATCTGTTGATACTGTTCTTTGAGAAGGTCTGCTTCGTTTTTGGTAATTTTACTATCACTTCTCGCTGTATCGCTCCATTGCTCATAAAGAGCATTTATACGGCCTTGATACTGACTAGCGACTAACCCAGCCATGATTGACTTACGAAGATAATCCTCAAAGTTATCACACATATCTTCAAAAGAAGTATCCATATCGGATAACTGATCAATAAACCCATTGTAGAAGGAATCAAAATCAACCCCTGTCATGGCTTGATTAAGAGCATCCCTCAGTTCATTCGCTTCATCTTTACAAGCTACGATACTATCCAGGTTTTCACGAATTCTGGCATCAATTAAACTCCATGCTTCCGGCATTTGGGACTGAATGAGGAACAATTCATCTCCTGACAAACTATACAAGTCTGTCATGGAGCTTATTGATTTACCTAGGATGTCGCTCATCTGCTCAAAACCACCTATTGCACCAACATTTTTGTTAGAATGCCATTCTGCACTATGAGACTTCCAACTTGCACCGGCACGCCCTGAAGCTGCGGCAATCTTTTGGAGATTAATTACTTTCTTCTCGTAATTATCCATGGCTTGTGTAGCTGCTTGAACAGATGCAAATCCACCACCGAAAACTATATCTTCTTTGCTTTTGTCAATAATACGATCATAGACCTCATTTATTGCTTCAAGCTGTTCCTTTACTCCTTCATAATAAGCGGTACCGTCCGGCCCGAACAAATTACCCATTGCATTGACAAGTTGAGAGACTCCACTTACAGCACTCATGATACCTCCGGCAATATCTCCAGACATTATTTGTCCTACTCCTACTGCCGTTTGCCCAAGACCGGAAAGACCGTCAATAACGTTATTTATTTCATCGTTCAAATCTTCTCCAAATATGGAAGATATATCACTCCCAAACTGTTTGATAGCAGGAGAAAACTCTGTTATAGCTCCCCCTATAGTTGATATGCCCTGGCCGAGCTTCCTTGTATCACCATTAGCATTCTTTATATCATCGATTCCTTTTTTCATATCCGAGAAAAAGGATAACCAAGGGGATTTACCTTTAACTTCTTCTTTTAGCCTTTTTATGGCATCCGTTATATCCTTGATATTGATTGTCCCATTCTCAAGATTTGCGATATCCTTGTCTGTGAAACCTACTGATTTTAAATTGATAAGAGATACTGACTCATCCGTTCCAGACATATACTTGATTAACAATTCATACTTATCAATAATATCTTGAATAGATGATACACTCTTTTCACTTGCATCTTCAAACAAATCAGCCATGACATGAGTAGATTTCCCGAACTGTTCGTCCAGCTGAGCTATTGCTTGATTCTTCTCAGCAATTTTAGTAGCTCTTTCAGCACTATGTTCTTCCAATTTAGCTATTTCATCATCATACTTCTGAATAAGATTCTTCCGTTTCTCTTGATAATTACCAAATTGGATGAAATATTCCTGCCATGCTTTTTTATCAGCCTCTAATCTTTCATTATTAGTACTTGTTATACCTTTTTCTCTATTTCTTGCAGCATTAGAAGCCCATATTCCCAGTTGATTAGTTTGCTCATCTGTCAATCTTCCGCTTTGAGACGACTCCCAACTAGCTTTCTGTTTCTTAATGGCATCTATTTCCTTCTGGTAATCCAAATCGATTTGTTTCAACTTCCTTTCCGTACCTTCTTGCATAAGGTCGATTTCAGCTTGTTGGTTTTGACGGCGGATAGCAAGAAGTTCCTCATTGAGCCTTTCTTGTTCTTTCTTACGTTTATCTGCTTCTTTTTGAGAATTAGAAAGAGATTTATTTGTTTTAGAATCTGAATACTTATCTATTTGTTTTTGTGCTTCTTGTATTTGTTTAGTGTATTTATTCCATTCTTCTGAATTCTTTTTAGAAACATCTAAAGCATCACGAGCATCCTCTGCTTGTTTTTTTTTGTTCTCCCAATACTCCTTATTCTGAACGGCATTTAAACGGGCTTTTTGTAAATCTTCTAAAGCTGAAACAAATTGCTTTATTTCACCAACCTTAAAATCTTTACTACCACTAAACCATTCACCTTGTACATTTTCAGATAGTATTTTTTTATAAGTATCAATTGTATTTTTTAGTTCTTCATCTGATTTTGACTTAGAATCTGCAATCAATTTATTGATATAGTCAGATGCTACCTTTTGACGTGAAACTTCCCTTTCCTCCTCTAATCTTTTCAGTTTCGCTATTTCATCATCAACAGCCGACTGGTCATTAGTACGCATCCGTTCAATATACTCTTTCTGATTCTTTATGCGCTCGTCATAGCTTCGCAATTCCGTTTTGTTCTCTTCGGCTTTTCTTGTTGCATCTGCTTCTGATAGTTCTTTTTTCAGAGCTATCAAGTTTTTAAGATGTTCCTCTTCATCAATATACTTTTCAATAATACCAGGGTACATTTTCTTTAGAATATCAATAGCCCCCACTCTCTCCATTTCAGCCTTAGTTTCATCCTCTATGGAGGCTATCAATTCTTCGACCTTTGTTTTATGCTGTTCTTCACGTCTAGCGGCAGCTTCTTTTGTCTCATTATACCGTTTCTGCATTTTCTCGACTTCCGTCTCACGTGTATAGAACTTATATAATCCATAAGTCGCAGTTCCAACAGCAGCGGCGAATAAGACATACGGATTAGCCAATGCCTTACCCGCACCCTTAAATGTTGAGATAATATTCTTTTGAACTGTTGCGAATATCTTACCTCTTGCGGCAGCAATAGCCATAGAATTAGACAAGACAATATTTGCGGCAGCAGCTAATTTCTTTTCAACTACTGCTTGTCGTAAAATCATTATATTAGCCCGTTCTAACATATTAACCACAACTATGGCCGCCTTGTATGTCCCATAGGTAGCTACTAAAGATGCAATGATTGCTCCAACCTCTTTATAGTTTTCAATAATAGACGTTACAGCCGATATTGTCATAGATGCAATTCCTTGCGTCTCTTCTCCAATAGAATTCAACATAGAATCCCAAGCATCACCCAAATTAGAAATTTGACCGGACAATGTCGTAGATTGCATTTCCATCAAGTTATAGAATTTACCACCCTCATTAGTCATATTCTCTATAACCTTTTGCAATTCAGGGAAACCTACTTTACCTTCAGTAACCATCTTTCTGATTTCTGATTCTGTTTTCCCCAGTTCTTTTGATAATTCGGCAACCAAAGGAATACCACGCCCCATGAACTGATTTACATCTTGCGTGAATAATCGTCCTTGCGACATAGACGTACCATATAGATAAACTAGCTCCCCAAGTGGAATAGAAAGACCGGATGCAATATTCCCCAAACGAACCAAAGTTTCATTCACTTTGTCCGCTGAAGTTCCATAAGCAAGAAGCTGTTTTGCCCCGCTTGTTACTCCTTGTAAATCAAAAGGTGTTTTTGCTGCCGTTTCCACCATTTGAGCCATTAAAGCATCGGCTTTTTCTTTACTACCCAACATAGTTTCAAAGGCGATAGATGTTTTCTGGAACTCTCCACGGACATTTATCATATCGGTAACTAATCCTTTTAATGCGGCAGTACCACCGATAACACCTAACATCTTCGACAGAGATAGATTGAATTGTCCTGTACCATCCAAAGCCCTACGTATATTTTCCTCATAGTTACCAATCTCCATCTTTTGGCGGGTATAAGCATCCGAATTCAGCTTCAAATACCGGGTATTTTCTTGAATCTTGATATTTAACTTCGTTCTAGCACCAGTTTCCCTCTCTTGCTGGTCTGTTACATTAGCTTGAGCGAAACGGAGTACTTTTAGTTGTTCACGAGCTTCTTTTATTGACTGTACTTGAGTTTTTAATGCAACTGAAATCTGGTCGTCAGTATAGGTTTTAGGAGAACGGGGCACTCTGCCTGTTCCTTTCTCAATCTGTTTTTGTAGTACTTCATATTTTTTGACAAGAGAGTCTATTTCCTTTTGTTGTTTTTTTATTTGTTCAGAAGCAGCTTTTTCCTGATCTATCCTCGCTTGTTGGGTTTGGACATATTTGTCTTTATATTTTTCCAATTTCTTTAAAGCTGATGCTAATTGCTTCTCAAGAGCTTTCACGGCCGCATCGCTATTGGGTACACTTGCAATCTCAATAAGAGATTTTTTTAATTTATCTATTTCCTTACGCAGTTTGACAATCTTTTCAAGGTCAATATCTGCATTAAATTTCATTCCTGCCATGTGACTTTTACGTTTTCGTTACCAAATGATTCCTTTAACTCTTTCTCCACGGTTAGGCTTGCCGAATCCAGAACGTCAAAACCCTTGCTAGAAACAAAGCTCGCATACTCCATTCCATCAGCGAACACAACACCGTTTTGGGGTAGCTTCCCATATATAAGCAAGTTCTCTGTCTTGCCTTTGGCTCCCGCATGTTCGCTATCTGCCGGGACATATAGATAAACGATATTCCCATCACGAACTACAGCAGCCCCCGGAGCATTACGAAGATTCCACGTATGGTTCTGATAAGTTTTCTTGCTACTCACATTTCTTTCCTTTTGAGTGTCAACTGCATTATGCGCCGCTTCCTTCATAAGCTCATTTGCATAATCGTCCACCTCTTCAACATACTCGTCCAGGCCCGACAAATCAACCGTTACTTTCATTACTTATCAAATTTCATATTTTCACCAAAGAAATCCTTATCAGATACTTCCTTAAGCACCTCCCCATCGTATACAACGTGCAACTTATCTTTTTGCATGATGATCAAATTGCGATATGGGATTTTATAAACTACTTCATCGTAAGAGAGATGAAGATTTTCCATGAACGACGCAATTTGCCCTAACATACAATCATTTCCTATAACTTCTGTTTTGCTGTCAGATTTGCTACGTTCTTTGCTAAATCCAACAGCATTGTAAAATCTTCTACAGAGATTAGAGAATAAGCGGTTGTAAGCCCACAGAGCACTTCTTCCAGTGTTCCCTTTGATAATTCATGTTCAAGACTATCATCCCCTTCAATAAACCAAGAAAGTGCACGAGAAGCGACGGAAATATCCTTTAACGAAGAAACAATACCCGCAATATCCTTGCTATCTTCTAGAATAGCAAGATAAGCCGAGGCGCCAGCGATTTTATGGATAGTAGGCGGGTTTACACGGTACATTTTCCCGTTTACAATTATAGGAATGAAATCTTTGCCTGTGATAGCTTCAGATACAAGTATAGCTGCTTTATTCATAATGATATTTATTAAAAGGGGGCGAGAAACACAAATCCTCACCCCTCACCACTTTACAATATAGATAATGTCTCTGACGGTTGCTTTCCTTCTTCTCCTGAAGAGCCATAGTTTACAGCACTCCCAGCGTTCACCCGCCTTGATCCAGCTGAATAACTATTTAGAGTAGCCGATTCAGAAGAAGCAATCGCCACTATTTCATCAGTTCATGCAGCATCTACCTTTTCGCCATCAAACAGATAGTCGCTCTTAACACCGGAGTTAGGATTTTCCATAGCCACCGCTGTTACACCCAGACCGATATTCTTTTCTACCGCATTACCTTTTGCGATAACAGCAGCATTAGTAAATACAATGTAGTTGCCTGTTTTTGTTTGGCCTACGATTGCCTTATTTACAATTCCCGGAGTGTCAGAAGAAGCCCATCCTGCATCAGTATCAATCTTTTCACCACCTTCCAATTCAACCTTGTCATCAAAGGAGAAAACTCCCATGGTGAAAGCGATTGTTTTAGCTCCTTTTTGAGTAACATCACGATAGTAGATGCTACCATTCAACTCGTTAATATAGTCGGTATAGGTAGGATCATCCTCCGTATACGCCCAAGTATCTTGATGAGAGTTCTCAACTTCTGTAGCAGTACCTAACCAGGTTTTAAGGCTAGTTTTAGTTACAGCAGAAGTAATAACATCACCGTACCAAATCTTTTTAATTCCTATAAACGGTTTCATATCTTTTCAATTTACGTTTAGAGTTTCAAATAATAATTTCACATTTACATAGTAACAACATAATTCTTTGTCTTCTTCTATTCCGATACTTTCAGAAGAGTAACGATACCAGGAGCCATCATATTGGGAAACAACGCCATCTTTAAAAAACGTCTTTGCTTTCCGTTCCAGCTCATTCAAGCGAATCAAGCTTGCTTTTTCAGACCTTGTTACAGGAACGCAGAAGTTTACTTCAACATATCCTTTTTCCCAGTAAGCATCCGGTTGTTGAGTTTTGGGGTAGATTACAATTCTTTCGGTCTTTACTTTACCTTCAGGGATATTTCCCCGTTGATACATTTCAGAGATTCCAAAAGACTTGCAATCTTTAAAAATAATATTCGCTATGTCAGTCGTTACAATCATACCCAAATATCACATCTACCCTTAAACTCCTCCGAATAGCATTCGGCATTCTTCTTCACATCTCCCTCTCCTACAATATTGCCTTCGGTGTCCATACATCTGATATGAGATCCTAAAATAATCTTTTTACCCTCATAAACCACATGGTAATTATATACCCAGCGTTCACCATTGACAGAAACCTCTTTCTGTTGGGAGTTGTCATGGCAGAAGCAATCTGTTACATCCTGCCAAGACTCTCCACCGGTTCCCGGTATTGGTCGGTTATACTCGTCATTCTCTTCCGGAGTAATAACCTGTAATTGCAATTTATGCGGATGTTCTTCTAGCATATCACCAAAATGTTACTTTAGGTTTATCTGTATTCAGTTCATCTTTCAGTCCATACTTATTGCATAAAAAAGAATAGTATGACTTTATCCCGGAAATATCCCAAGAAAGAGACTTTGAATGACCGTTTTCTGATACCGATTTAGAAGTAGCTCTAAGCAATAAGGAGGGAATAAATCTTGCAATCGCAACAGAGATAGACTGTAAATTGTCTTCAGTCATTTCCCCGTCTGGATCAACCCCTGAAGAAAGATTCATCTCTACCAAGTCAGCCTCCGACAATGATATGCCGAATGACTGAAACTTTTGCTTTATGTAGTCACTAATTATCATACTTACGCATTCATCGTATCCAGGTCAAAAATTACAATCTTATTGGGAGATGTAAATTCCGGGATCCATTCGGCTCCATATTCCATGAACCTGCCTTCATCCGTACGTATGTTGGAAATATACATACCACCTTCTGAACGGGTGTAAGTCTTTCCCGGAACTGGATCGGTAATTTCATACGGAGTATGCCAGCGCATCTTTCCCTGTTTAGGAGTGGTAAACAAAGAAATACGGTTGTCTTTAAATACCTGTTTGAAAGTGCCGTCTGACAATTCTACCAAATCTTCGTTGATTACGATAGGCGGCAAGCCCAATCCTCTAAAGATAGTGGTCGCCATCTCACTAGACATAAGCCCGGCAGACAGTTGGACTTCTTTAGAATCAAAGCTTTGTTTGTAGAATTCTCCGAAGTCCTTTGATCCAATAATGCTTTTGATAAAAGTCTTTCGGGACATTTCCATAGAAACGAACATGCCGAAATTAGTACGTAATTCAACGGTTTTCTCCATAAGATAACGAACAAAATTCAGTTTGTCTGAAACTTGCGGAGTGATACGATGAACCGGAAGTTCCATTTCAAGCAATTCAATTCCTTGCGGATTATCGTCTACCTTTACCGATGCTTTACCATCAGAACGAAGATCACCGTCCACAATATCCATACGTTTGTGTGGAGCAAGCAATACCTGACGCATATCATCTACAATATAGTTGATAATATCGTCCAGTGCAGCCCGTTGATCTGGTGTCTTCGCCTGATTGAACTTATTGATTAGTTCTTGAAGCATATCGAGTCTATCGTTGTCCATCTGGTATCTATCCCCCATATAGGCAACTTCGCCATATCCAGAACCCAAAGATTTACGCTCTCTTAACGGCTTGTTAGAGTTACGGTCAATTACAGAACCGGCAACAACACCCGTTACTGTTCCCAAATATGTTTTGAACACACGGGATTTCGTTTCCTCAAAATCGAGGTGCTTTTTCCAAAAGATTTGATCCAGTCTTAGAGCCTGCACACGGTCGATAACCGCTTTCACCACTCCCGGATCATTCAGTAATGTTTGAATAGTCAAATACATAGTTCCTCCTTTCTTTAATAAGTGAACATGAATCTGTCACCCAAAGTCTCCTTATCCTTATCGGAGATAGGAACAATGAGTCTTGTCGGTCTGATCTCGTACGCTTGGCCTATAGCGGTAACAGTTGCACCCGCTTCTACTTTAGTCCATGCATAATTTAAAGCTGTTGCTGTTGCTTTTGCCGTTTTACCGGCTGCGGCAGTAGCTTCAAACAATACCGCATCCTTTTCTGCGGCAAGCGTTGGCGAAGCGGCCAGAGTAACGGTATCATATTCCGCATTACTTTTGTCGATAGCTTCAATTGTACCACCATTTGTACCATTACCAATATGCATACCGACGTACGCAAGAGAATTTTTCTTGATCTTCAACGAAGTAGAACCGGCAGTGATCTTCTCGGCTACTTCAACGTTCAAAACAGCTTTTGCCGTTCGTTTCACAAAATCAAGAACCAAAGGGGTAAGAGGCGGGATCTGCGCAACCCCTGTCAAATTCGAAATATCCAGATTGAAACCACCGGAATATCTATAAACCGTTTCAAAACGGCACATTTCCGGCATTTGTCTCTCAATCGGATTTAAATCATACTTAAAACCTGCTGGCATAATTAATCCTGTTTAGAGTTTTTAATTTCTTCAGTTCCCTTGTTTATCAGGGCGGCAATGTCATTTGAATTGTTTTGCTCATTGCTTCCCGATTCGGGAGTTCTCACATCTCGAAATCCTGCGTTGGCAAACGTCTGCTTTGCATCCTTGAAATAGTTATCCAAGTTTACATCTTCGGGAATATTCAACATAGGAACAAGGTTTTCGGGAATACCATACTCCTTCGCTTTACCTATGATTTGCTCTTGACGAGTGGCTTGTGTCTTCTCTGTTTCAAATTGAGTAAGCTTATCAGAAAGAGGTTTAACGGCTGCATTAACTGCGTTCGCAATGATGGTCGCTATATCATCTTTCTCTTCTTCCGGCTTCGGTTTTGGGTTAGTATTGGGATTCTCGATTTTATTTTTCAATTCGTCCAATTGTTTTTGTAGACCCGATTTTTCGTTTCTAACAGTATCAATGTCTCCTTGAAAAGCCTTCAGAAGTCCTTCGACCCCACTAATAGCAGTTTCTATTTGACTTTCTTCAGTTACGGTTTTAGACAAGTAGTCAGCCACCCCGTCAAACGCTTTATCACCAAACCCAAAGGTTTTATACTTCGTTTTTAGCGCTACTAAGATTTTTCCTTTCATACTGTATGAATTAGTTTTGATTTTCAACAGCATAAAGTTACACTCAAAGAAGAAAGCTATAAAATTATTATATGAGGGATAAACCACAATTGAGCAATTGTGGGAAATTAGTAGTTATAAGTTTATTTTTTAGAAGGGAAATGAGATAAAACGGAAAAAGAAAAGCGGAGGTTAGTCCGCTTTATCTTTATCAATTATTTTAGCAGCCAGCTCTCTACCAACATCTACTAGATTCAAGGTTGGGAGGACAACACTACCTGCTCCAGACAATGATGTAAGCATGCAAATGTAAGCCCTGATATAAGGGAATATTAATGCGGGGGCATTAATGGTGAAAAATGTACCCAATTTCGTTATATCCAAGTTTTCTTTAAAAGTAAAAAAACCTTCTGTTATTAAATCCACAGAAAAATCTCCATCCTTATCTTTTACAGAAACTTCAAGAGTTAACATGAATTTTTCCTTATGTTTCACTCCTCTAGGAATAATTGATATACCTAATTCGGTACCATCATTCACCTCTTTATTTATTTTAATAGATGATTCTCTTATTAAATATCCGTCAAAACGAAATTCTGATTTATTTATCTCTTCCATACTTATGCTGCTAATGCGTAATTTATTTCTTCTTCCTTTTGTTCTATAAGCCAAGAATCAAAATTAAAATCAAAGATAGTGTTATTTTTCTTATATTCTATAGGAGAATCATACCCTATCTCAAATAATATATCTTGGGCTTTACATACATCTTCTTCAGATACAAATATTATATCATAATCAGCATAATCAATATCAAATTGTGTAGCGAAACAAAGTTCTTCTCTCGCATAATCTTCGTTATTGTTAAACTCTGACAAGGGGGCTACTTCAATAATAAATGTATGGTTTGAAGAACCGTGTCCACATCTAAACTTTAAATTATTAAATTTAGAGTTCATTTCAATTAGAAATGCCTTAATTCTGTCTATTCTTTCATCCATATTATATTGAGTTTATTTTTTGTCTTATATCTTTAGCCAATTTAATGCATTTATCACTTTGATCGGGTGATATTCTTATTTCATGATAATCTGCATCTTCTCTTTTCTCCTTTAATTGTTTAACGCTATTGATGTAATTTTGTTTATCCCTACTCCCTTCAAATCTCAGAAATTTACATGTTTCATATATTAAACATTTGTGGGAATGACCATTATAATCAGCAGAAGCTTTTACCCCTTGTTCATATAGAGACATTCCCTTTCTTATTAATTTATGGCTCATTAATTGCAAACATGAGTAATATGAAGGATGACAAACTGCATCATACATTCCTGCCTCATGCAACTTAATAGCAGCTTCCAAGTTTATTTCAGATTTATCATATAGTTCATTCATACATGTCGCCAAATCCTATTAAATACATATAAGGTATCTCTCACTAGGATTATTGTTTTAGAATTTATTTATTGGGGAAAATAAAAAAATCTTCTCTTTCTAAATGGGATATCTTCTTATCCCTTAGCTGATTCGTAAGCATGAGAAGTGATTTAGAAGGATTTTCTATCATCAGTGTGTGTTGCGTGTACAATAATGGCTTCATGTTTATCTCCTTTCATAGAAATAATTAATTGTAAGACAATCTATATTTCTAGTAAGTGTTATTGCTATATAATTATGTGTTTCGTACATATCGACGTACAAATATACAACAACAACATCAAACAACAGTTTTATCAAGAGCATTACATAAATCTTTTAAGTAATATTTAGATTATTAACAGTTTCAGCACCAGCTTTTCTCTCACTAATAGCACTAACTTCTAGCTGGCTATCAGATAGAGGAAGAACACTAATAACAGTTATATTAGAAACAAAAAACCGCCCTTCGCAAGAGGGGCGGGAATGAGTTACAATGTTGACTCCGAGAAATCCAGTTCGTACACGATCTTTCCACTCTCGTCCCTACTGAATACTCCCACACAGATAAGTTCAGGGAATCCGGGACCTGGTATTGTAGAAAAAATTACGGATATTGCATCTCCCTCGGCAATATCCAGCGTTTTCACTAGCTTTTCGGCTTCTTGCTCACATAAATTTGCAAGTTTCTCCATGCTGTCCGTGTTCTTGCCACAGCTGACGGATAATCTGGAGGCGTAATTGGATGTTTTCATGATTATATTTTATTTGAGGGTTAGGATTCAGAGTTAAGCAGAGAGCCTGTCGCCTTATTCAATACCAGATGATATTTCTTTTTCTCTCCTGCCTTAGTGGTTGCTTCAACGTCTACTATTACGTTGTCTCCTTCCAATGAATATGAGGTCTTGTCTACTCTTATTTCTTCATCGGTAAATGTAGTCTGCCAGACAAAAGATTCTAAGTATCTATATTCTGATATATCTACACAATTTACAGTATTGCCTGCTATATAAACCATATTCTTTACAGATAAAGCTATATAGTTCTTCTGCTCTATATAGGCAATAAATTTCTCTGTATGCATAAACCCAGTTAGATTTTTCCATATAATATTTAAATCTTTATCTAATACAGAGATAAAATATGCACTAGTTCTTATTGTGGAATATATCACAATATATTCTCCATACCATTCTGCTATTTTTTCGGGGTAAAAGCGCAAGGATGGACTTTTAGGATCATATATGTCTAAATATTCTTTTTTTACTATTTTACCTTCTCTTACTTTTAACATAAATTTATGAGGATGAGCAACCTGAGCGCCATATAAACTGACCAATATATAGAGATGATCATTCTTATTTAAAGCACTTAAAATGAAACATCCATTAACTGGGTATTCTTTAGTTTCTCCAAACCCTAAGTCCTCAATATACCCTTCCGCCTTATCCTTGATAGTAAAAGCCTTGTTGCCTGATTCGTCAATAGCCTCTATATAATAATCTCCTTCAAAAATATAAGATTGTAGTTTAATATCACCTACTTGAACCGTACTATTGATACTATATTTTGGAGGTTCCGGTTCATCTATTACATCTTCACTAGAACTACAGCCTGCTAATAGCAATATTGCTACTAAAGGGAATAAAATTTTCTTCATGTTGTGTGCACTTTATATGTTTATTTAATAAGTTCTCCTGTCTCCTTGTCAAATTCAAAATTTAAGACCTCTTTTTTTCCCGTTATGTATGTGATATTTACATTAACAAGAACTGTATTATTCGAAGAATAAGAGGCGTCTTGACAGCTTGCAACAAAATCTTCACCTACTAGGTCTATTGGATATGACCATAATGGAGATGTATTGCGTATGTCATAGAAACAGATTGTGTAATGATGTTTAAGAACTTCTTCTAAAGAAACGCAATGTGTCATATCTAAAACTATTCCGTTAGGAGAATACTTGCTTATAAGATTCAATTCATTATCATACACATGTCCTTCCGAAGCAGTCGCTTCTGGATACACTTGGTATTTTTCAGATAATACTATACTATTCTTAAACCAAAATGCCATATTCGTAGGCAAGTAGGAACTAGTATTCAATGTTACTGCATGAATCTTGCCATTCTCGTAAGAATATAACTTTCTAATTCCCCAAAAACTCAAAATATCAGATTGGTCTCTTAAATCTGCTAATAGATAATATGTATTTTCATATTGAAGAATATCAAAAATTTTAATATATGAAGCGATAACATCTTTTTTATTTCCATATCCCAAATCTATATCCAACTTAGTCCCTTTTCCTATTTCTTCGGACACTTCAAAAAGGAATTCATTATCTTTACTAACCTTTATGGTGTAATTTTCTTCATTAAAATCAATATTACAGCTAAAACCATTAACTAAAAATGCATTATTATCACCGGATTCCGTGTTTTCCTCATTATTTTGCTCTGGAACAGGATCGCTTTCTTCGCTGCATCCAATAAGAAACAGCAAGGCAAATATTAGAATTGCTTTATTCATATTTTGTGTGTATTACGGTTGTACGGAGACAAAATAACATACAAATGCACACAAATGCAAATATTTCCTTACTTTTCTTTGGTTTTAGGTGATTTTTCTAGCATTAAATAAAAGCAGGGAGAAATTAAACGCCCGCACAAGTTAACAAATCATGTACGGGCGTTCTCTTTATTTATTCTCCGGCTTGATAAACCCGATCGGATTACGTGGCTTATTCTCCATCCTTTTTTGCGCCTGAAGCTCCGCTAAGGTCTGGTTGATTAGTTCTAATTGCATCCGGGTATCGTCGTTGATGTCGTTATAGTCCGCAAATACTTCCTCTATGTATTCCTTTAGCTCTTTAACTTCTTTCTCAATGTTGCCTAACCGGTCTATAGGTGGATTCGCCAGCATTTGCCGAACAGCGACAAAGGCACGCATGATATTAATATTTACCTGTATGGCTATATCTGAATTAAGAACACCGGAAAGCATTGCTAAACCTTGTTCTGTGAAAGCAAATGGAAGTTTACGAGTACCACCCCAACTTGATATCACAAATTGTGATTTCAAGATAGCCCACTCATCCGAAGTTAATTGAAACATAAAATCGGAAGGAAATCTTTTCATATTTCGTTTTACCGCCTGATTGAGCACACGGGTTTCTACTTGGTACAATGCTGCCAAATCGAAATCAAGCATTACCTTTTGCTCTCTTATCTCGTATATTTTACTTTGGATTAACTCTAGCTGGTTCATGGTTATTCTACTTTAAGATTAATGTCCTTTCCGCAGTGGGGGCAAGTAAAAGAAAGACCGTCTTTCTTTGGTTGTACTTCTTCTGGTGATACAAAAAGTTGCCACGTTTCAACACCCAAAACAGATGCAAATTTTTTAATCGTTTCCAATGTAGGGTTTTTCATCAATCCATTAAGATTTTGTTTCTTGATACCCAATAAATCAGATAAAGCCGTTTTGGTTAACCCTTTTTCTTTTAGTAATGCTTCAATATTATCCATATCTATAAATTTTAATGTTACAAAATTACTTATTATTGAATTAGTAATGCTATTCATATTACTAATTAATGTTAAGATAAAGATAAAACATTACTTCGTCCTTGTTTTGTAATATATAAAACATTACCTTTGTAACATCAAAAAGGAAATAAAGTAATAACAACTAAAAAATAAAGATTATGAAAGCAAAAGATTTAAGAATTAATGATTTATTGTCATTTGGTGAATACATAGAAATGGCTGATGAGTACCTTAGTGAGTTTGGAAGGAAATCAAATGGAGGATATGTGATGAGTGGAACAGAATGTAAAGCTGTTTCTTATCCAAAGGATAAAAGTGAGAAGAAATTAGAAGTGACTATCAATTACGCAGAGCAGACAATCGAAATCATTTAAGTTAACCAGCAGGGCGAAAGCCCTGCCAGCCATTAAAATATACGAATATGATAGAAATGACAATCATTATTTTAAGCCTGCTTGCCGGATATAAGATGTTCGGTGATGATAACGACAAGTTTTTCATGTGCTAAGCAAGAGCGACACGATAGTATCAACACATTAAATAATAAATAAAATCATTATGGAAACAAGAAGTTTGGAATTATGGTCTACCGATAGGATTGATTTGGTAGAAGCGAAAAACGGTCAAGCCGTGACCTCTTCTTTGGTGGTTGCGGATTACTTTAGGAAGGCGCACAAAGATGTACTTAGGTCGATTAAAATGCTGGATTGTAGCAGTATTTTTCAAGAGCGCAATTTTGCGCCTTCGTTCTATATCAGCGACTTAGCTAATGGAGGACATAAAAACAACCCCATGTACTACATGACCCGTGACGGCTTCACCTTCCTCGCCATGGGTTTCACCGGAAAGGTAGCCGCCCAGTTCAAGGAAGCCTACATCAACGCCTTCAACGAAATGGAAGAGAAGCTCCGATCCGAGCGTTGCACCAAGTACGCAGAACGCATCGTCAAAAAGCAAATCAAGGAGTTCAACCGGTCACTACAGGAAAACTTAACGAACGGGAGGAAGAAGCACGGAAGCACATACGGAGGGTTAATACCTTACGGAAAGGAAGAAGTGATATACAACCCCAAAGAAAGTATGGAAGCCAATTTAAAGCGGATATTCGGGCAAGTACGTGAGATGTGCAAAGACGGCTTTCTAATGTCCGCACTCGCAGTCGAGACAAACAGGGTGTTACAAGAGTTTATAAATAAAGGGTAAGTCAGGGGCTTCGGTTCCGGCACATTAGTTGACGCCAATCAGCGGGAAAGGGTAGCTTAGGGCTGCCCTTTCTTTATTTCCGGACAAATCAAATAATATACTTTTTGTGTTCAATCAGTGCATTTGCGACAGTACGTGAAGATCTTCTGCTAGTTATCTCACAATCCGCATTTCCCTGAATATCTTTTCTTTCTATTTCGTCAGAAGCGAGAGCTTCAAT